CCTCGAAACCTCAACACCGAAAATTCGAGTTCAAAAATTGCGCACCCGCCTCGCTGGCTGGATTGAGCAAAATAAATTGACGAAAAATTAGTAATTAATCAGGGTTATATTTTATGCCACCAGTCAACCCAACCGGTAAAACGTGGGAATTAGTCAACGAAGGCAGCGGCAAAGGTTCCACTGATAATGTCATCGGTGGCACGCCACCCGACCCAAGCGATCCGCTAAGCCTACCGCTAATCAATGGCTGGGACACTAACGTTTTCAGCGTTGGCGGCGGATGTAAAATTGCTGATGCTGGCGGCCTGGATTTTGAGAACGTCGAATGTATGCCAATTTGCGCATCGAGCACAAATGGTAATTTTTGGATTGCTTCGAGAAAGGGCGCAACGGGATATAGTTTTCATGTCGCAGAGTTCCAGATGCCCACATTATCTACTGATCCAGTTGCGGAAAATCTAAACACCGCAACGTTGGTTCGATCATTTTTAGATGTTGAGGGTAATTCAACAACAGGTAGCAGATACCCCAGTCCAAGTAATTCCTCATACCCTATAGGGTTGTATGAGTATGACGGGTCGCTTTTTACTATAAATTGCCACGACTACTATAATGTAGGTGCTGATGGGTACGGCGGGTTTTACGATACTGTTTTAGTGATAGATGATCTAAGCGACTTGGCAAACTCAACAGTAACCGGCTATAAAGACGTGGATTGTAACTGGTTCGGTTTAGGGCGTTTCGGCGAAATACCTACAGAATGGCAATCTATACTAGGGCACACTCATTTTTGCGGTGCGTCACCTGTTGCGAGTAGAGATAGCAGGTTTAGCATAGGTCCATCATTTTACGGTATAAATTTAACAGATTTAAAAAACGCACCTGCCCGCGCAACTGTAGACGCCCCTGGAACTGTTGTCACAGAGCGGTTCTCATCTTATCTGGGGAATGCTAATGGAGTGCATAAAGCTGTAAATCCGGCATACAATATAGGCAGTAATGACGGTACAGATTCTTTTGATGGAAACAATGTCTGGAATAATACTTTCCGTGGGGCTGGTAGTTTTATAATTCCTGGTACGCGGACTTATATGTGGATAGGTGGCTGTCAGGGAGTTGGAACAGATCCAGTATTTGGACAAGAAACTTATATAAAATATGGCGACAGGGTGCAAACTAACCTCGACGGGGAAACAGTAACAACCCCTGGCAAGGGGTACTTCAGCCCCTATACTTATGATTGGCAGCCATATTATCTAATGTTCGACATGGCCGATTTTGTAGACGTTAAAAACGGACTAAAGCAACCCGACAAAGTCGCTCCGTATAGTTGGGGCAGAATACCTGATTCTTATTTCCCCTATATGATAAATAGCAGATTAACAAGGGATGGCATAGGTGCGATATTTAAACGCGCAGGGCCGTCTTCATACGTAGATAGCGCTAATAATAGAATTGTGTTAAATCAGCGTAGAGGTTGGTATACACCCGGAGCATCATTTAATTACAACGATCAGCCGGTGCTATTCACAATAAATTACGACATAAGCGGACTATAAATTATGCCAACTACTGTATATGTAGACGTAACATCGAGCGGAAATAATACAGACGCTGGCGGCTACACTACGCTCAGCCAAGCATGTACAGATTACTCAGACGCTACTCACGGTAAAGACTTAGTTGCGGCCGATGTCCTGTTAGTGTTTCGCGTACATGATGATTTTGGCGGCTATCTCAACGAAGGTTCTACGGGTGCGAATTTTGGAACAGCAGGATACACGACAGATTCAACGCGATATATCATTGTAGATGCTGCACCTGGCGACGAATGCACGTTCACTGAATCCAGCGGCGCTAGAATACAAATCACAAGTAAATTTGGTCAAACTATCGAAACGGTGATGACTACGAAAGTAGAGGTAAAAAACCTTGTTCTAAAAGAAGCCGCAGGTCTTATAACAGGAGGCGAAAGCTCCCATATAGCTCACAAGTTCACGAACTGCATGTGTCTTACTGAAAGGGGTGCAACTGACGATAAAGGGCTTGTAGGCATTCGAAACTTCCCTGGCGAGACAGACAGTGACAAGTTTATAGGATCGATGGCTGTTAGGCTGGGCGGAAACGCACAGAAAAACTTGATTACAGGCGCATCGAACTTTACGACAACTATTCAGGGTTCTGTTTTTATCGGGGGTTACGTTGATGCGGGCACAAGTTACGGCGCTTTCAACATTAGCGACTCAGTAATCTACAACCCTGGCAACAGCACATTTGTAGATACCTCAAACCCTCCAAAATCTATAACAGCAGATAATAACGCCTTTTCTGATGCCGTAGGTGTCGGTACTAATAAGCAATTAAGCATTGGCACAGATCAATTCACGAATTACGCTGGCGGGGATTACACCACCGCAGCCGGCTCGACAATGCAGACAAACGGCATTGGTATAATTCTCAATGTTCCTACAATAACAGTCGATCAAGCGAACCTGGCACCAGGCGGGACGATTAGCGGAACATACACTAATTTTGCATCAACACCGACAAGCCCAGCTGTTTTGACTGATTCTAATTCAAATACTATCAACGTTACTGTGACAGTTACAGGGACATCGAGCACTGGAACATTCACCGGCACAATGCCGAGCTTGCCAACAACGGGCAATACTTCTAATTTTCTTTTATTTGGAACTGTTAGCGTAGCACTGGATTAATTAAATTATGGCAACAGTTAATAATAGTTTAGTAGCGGCAAGTGGCTTTGCGTTTGTAACGCTGACAAGTTGGGCGGGTGATGCTGTTTTCCCATCTTTGCCACAAGTCGGTGATCAGATTTATTATCCCGATTCTTTGACCGTTGGTGTCGATGGGCAGGTTAGCGGGTCCGATGGAAATTACACGTTAGTTAAAATTAACGCCAGCGGAACAGCGCAGGCGATAACGTATAACATAACTAATCCAGGGCTACCTGTTGGAACCATCACTATAAGTAACGTTAGTGTTACAGCAACGAGCGCGACAGTTACATTTAGTTATGACAATACAGATCAAACAGGTTTTGAATATAGGCTAGATGCGGGCTCATGGTCCGCTGCTGTATCGCCTCAAGAAATTACGGGGCTAAGTGCGGCAACACAATATGCGCTAGACGTTCGGGCGGTCAATGCGGTTGGTGGTGGAACAGCAGCAAGTCAGAATTTTACTACCGCAGCGCTAACAGGAACATCAACAAACGCACCATTCAGCGCAGGCGCAAATTACACGACAACGACTTTAGGCGCTACACCAGCGCAAACGTTTTTTGGCTCGTTTGCTATAGCTCCTGTAGAAAACGATCAGATCACAACGCTTACCAGTGACGGAACCTTCGATTCTAGCGGTAACTTTTCACAATCCGCAGCGGGTGATTATCTCGTTTACCACACGAGATACGCGACGGGTATTATCGCGGCGGAAACCGTATCAGTAAGTGGAACGGGTGTAACTGATTCAACACCCCAACCAGGTGATACTGTTACATTCACCTTTGGCGGCAAAACTGGGCCATTTACAGCTACGTATAAGGGCCAGTCAATAACGATTGATTCGCAAGATACTGAAAGCCTGACAATAAATTCTTGGCCTTCTTTGCAGACTTTCGGCGATTCCTCGGCAGACTATAACACTGCATACGTTTTCGAAATTACTGACACAAGCGACTCAAGCACACTTACGCTAAACATAACTACAGTTCCTCAAACTGGCTATGACTACCACACGATAACGGGTAGCCCATGGACTGCTGATAGTATTTACGACAATGACACGTCACTTGCAGACGGACACAAACATTACGGCTACTATAGCAACGGCTCGGGAACAATAACGACAGCAGGCGTTATCGAGGGCGTAAGCGACCGAGCAACATACGTATATTGGATATATGACGGCGCGAATTGGGGAAGTAGCGCAACTGAAACTTTCAAGGTTCTAGGCCCGTTTTTAACAACACCCCTTGAGCTTGTCACATCAAGCGAAACGTCATCAAGCGTACAGTTAAGATTCCAAGCTGATGACGGTGGCAATTATCGAATTGTCGGTGTATTGCAAACGGACGAAGCGCCGACAGCATCACAAATACTAGCAGGGCAAAACGCGGCGGGCCTAGCTGCTATCGGTGACAGTGGATTAACAGCGTTTTCTGCCGACACGCTAACCACTGATACAGTAACGGGCCTGCCAGCAGGAAGCGGCCTAAGCTTTTATATAGCGCTAGAAGACTCAAACAGCAGGGCTCGCGTCGATGGTCCCATAAATGCGACTACTTTATCAGTCGGCACACCGCCAACACTTACAACTGATATACCCGACGCGGTTTATAGTGACGGTGATAGTGTATCTATAAATTTATCCAGTTATTTTAGTGGTGCTAGCGGATATTCAATAAGCGGTTTAGCACCTAACAGCGGCTTATCAGTAGGCCCAGCGAGCGGATTAATTAGTGGTGTTGTAAATTTATTTGATGCTAACCTTGGCGATGGGAACACCGCTTACTATTTAGTTACAGCAACCGCGACGAATTCCAGCGGCTCGCTAAGCACTGAATTTGAGCTTGGTTTTTATGATCGTGATTTACCTGTAATCACCACGCCCATTCCAGATCAAACATGGTCTGAGGTTTTCATTGTGCCGCTTAATGTAAGCGGATTTATAGACAAAGAAACTAGCTACAATTTAGAAATAAATAGCGGTTCGGGATACGTAGACCCAACCGCAACGCTAACAAGTTACGGATTAGCGTTTGACAGCAACACAGGTTCGTTTTCTGGCACACCGAATTCAACAGCAACGGCGGCAAGCCCTTTGCTTTTCCGTGTCCGTGGTGTTAACGCTGACGGCGCGGGCGCTTGGGATGAGTTCAGCGCGACAGTTAATGCAGCCGCGCCGCCTGTTTTTTCTGGCCCGATACCCTCACTTTTGATTAAAGAGGGCGAGGCGTTTACTTATGACATATCTAGTTACTTTTCTTTAGTAGATAGTTATGCGGTTTTGGGTGAGCCGGTCGGATCAGCTATAGCTATAAATGCAGATACTGGCGTTATAAGTGGTACGCCGAACGGTGTTGATTTGGCAGCTAGTCCATTTACAATCACGGTTATAGCTACAAATAGCGACGGCACAGCACAGGGTGCTATGGGTGTTCAGGTAAGCGCTTTGAGCTTGCCGGTTTTGACATCTACCATACCCAATGTTACGGCTAACGTTGGCGATACTGTTACAGTAGACCTGACAAACTACTTCACAGGCGCGGATAGTTACGCTATTTTTTCTGCCCCGTCGTCTAGCGGTTTGAGTCTATCCGGTTCGGTATTTTCAGGCACATTAAATACGGTAGACTTAAACGCTAGTCCGTATAGTGTTGGCGTATCTGCCACAAATACTGATGGCACTACAAACACAGCATTCAGTGTTACCGTATCTGCTTCTGACGGCGATTTAGATACAGCGTTCTGGGATGTTCAAGTATCTGAATCTAGCGTCATAGACTCAGAGGTGCACATATATCATGATAAAGATTCAACAAAACATTATTGGGTTGACTTATTTTCAATAAGTTCTGATAGGACCGCCAAATCAGTTACATTACTGTCTGATAATAGTGTTTATGATGACACTTTGACGGTAACTGGTAGGGGCGTTAATGATGAAGTTGAGCAGGACTACGGCGGAAACAGTTACGCGGCGGGTAGGCTGTTTGGTGTAATCGTATCGGGCGGTGTGGCAGGTGGTGCTTATCGATACGTAATAAGGGCCAACTATGCGTCAGGGGAGTCTGATGACATGGTGGTTATAATTAACGTCATATGAGAAAAAAGCCCTTAAAAATATGCGCAAGGCCAGGGTGCAACAGCAAAACTAAAGAGCGATATTGTGATGATCATCGAAAACACTACTGGTCAGAACACGACAAAAAGCGCGGAACTAGGACACAACGAGGGTATGATAACGCTTGGTATAAATTCAGAAAATCATATTTACACCGCAACCCTTTGTGCGTTTTCTGCAAAAAGGAGGGCTTTTTGGTTACAGCATCGGAAATTGATCACATCAAGCCGCTTGCTGATTACCCAGAGCTTAAATATGATGAGATCAACTTACGGTCATTGTGCAAGCCGTGCCACAGCAAGCGAACGTACTACGAACAAAGTCTAGGGGTAAAAAATGGGCAGAAAAGCAAAGCCGACAATTTTGAAGCTGGCAAGTGGTACGTTTAAGACCAGTGACGCGCCGAAGCATGAGCCGAAATATGAGGCGCTGGAAGATTTAAGCGTACCAGGCACTCTAAACGAACAGGGGCCAGGGGCGCGTAAATGGCGAGAACTTGCCGAACATTTAGCGTCTAGGGGGTGTCTGACTAACGTAGATCGTCAGAACTTAGAAGCTTATTGCATGGCTTACGAGACAATGTTAAAAGCCGACGAAGAGATCAAAAATTACGGCTCACCGGTGATGCAAAAGAATAACGGGGACTATGTTACACACCCAGCGGTAACGGTTTATAACACCACAGCGTCAACTATGATTAAATTCGGCACTATTTTAGGATTAGACCCCGCTAGTAGGTCTAAGATTGAAGGAAAGCCGCCAGGCGGATCGGCCACCAGCTTTAAGGATTTGCAAAAGTGACAAGTCACACCGAGCGCATGGCTAAATACGCCATGGACATTACTGAAGGTAAAATTAGATCGTGCAAAGCGGTGTTTCATGCGTGCGAGCGATTTATTAAAGACCTGGACCGAGGTGATGACTTTAAATATGAGTTCAAACCTAGCCTGGTAGAGCATGTTTGTAATTTCATGGAGCTGTTACCACACACAAAAGGTATATGGGCGGGCAGGCGTGAGAATATTAAATTAGAGCCGTGGCAATCGTTCGTTTTAGGTAATATTTTCGGTTGGGTCGATAAGAAAACGGGCAAAAGACGCTTTAGAAAAGCCTATATACAAGTCGCTAGAAAGAACGGTAAGTCGATTTTCGCCTCTGGAATCGGCCTATATATGATGACCGCAGACGGTGAACATGGCGCGGAAATATATTGTGGCGCTACTAACAAAAAACAGGCTTACGAGGTGTACACACCTGCTAAGTTAATGTGCGACAAAACGCCAGAATTGACCAACTTTTACGGATTGAAAGCCCTAAAAAGTCAGATTATACGTGAGGAGGACGGTTCCTTTTTTGAGCCAACTATAGGTAAGCCAAAAGATGGCGGCAGCCCTCATTGTGGTATTGTTGATGAGTACCACGAGCATGATACTAATGATGTAGTCGACACATTCATCACTGGTATGGGTGCGCGATCGGTTGGTAGTTCGCCTTTGCTGCTAATCATAACCACCGCAGGTTTTAACGTCGATGGGCCATGCTTCGATGAGTACATGCTATGTAAAAAGGTGCTAGAAGGTGCAGAACAGGATGAGCGGCTATTTGCTATAATTTATGAAATAGACCAAAGCCACCGCGAAGGGGAGGCCGCTGACAATTGGGAAGACCCCGAAAACTTTATAAAAGCCAATCCAAACTTAGGTGTAAGCGTAGGCGCGGAATTTTTAGAAGACCAGCTAGAAGACGCGAAAAGAGACCCCAAAAAACAAAACGCGTTCTTGACGAAACACCTCAATAAGTGGGTTAGCGCTGGTGAGCCTTGGTTGGCCTTTAATGATTGGCAGCGGTGCGGCGCTGATATTCACCCTGAACAGTTTATTGGGTGGGACTGCTTCCACGGTATAGACCTAGCAAGCAAGTGTGACATTGCTGCTTATGTTAAAGTGTTCATGAAAATGGAAAACGACAAAGTACATTACCGCGTTTTTCCTAAGTTTTTTGTGCCTGAGTCCATGGTTCGTAAGGAAAAAAGCGGTAAGTACCGTAAGTGGGAAATATCAAAACACTTGATAGCGACACAGGGCGAAGAGATCGACTTTCAGCAGATCAAAGAGCATATATTAAGTGATTGCTCAAGCTTCGGGGCAAATGAGATACCATACGACCCTTGGAACGCAACTTACTTAGCTCAGCAGCTTGCAGATGAAGATTTGCCAGTCTTGGAATTCGGGCAGACTGCCAAAAACATGAGCGGCGCAATGTATGAGATAGAGGCGGCAGTAAAAGCGGGAAGATTGCAGCATAACGGTAATCCTGTAATGTCGTGGATGATGTCGAATATACTTGTGCAACCGGACAGAAACGAAAACATATTTCCTAGAAAATCGCGCCCAGGATCTAAAATTGATGGCGCGGTCGGAATGATAATGGGCGTAGCACGGGCGATGGTTTATAGAGATGAGAACGCAGACTTTAGCGAGGGACTTCTGGTCGTATGAAATGGCTAAAAGATATTTTCAAAAGAAGCGCCTCATATAGTAGCGCGGACGCAAGCTTATCAAGTGTATTCAACTACGCACCCAATAATAGCGGCGTGAATGTTACTGAGTTGTCGGCAATGCAACTTGCGGCGGTGAGCAGTGCAGTAAAGACAATAAGCGGATTCATTGCGGGTCAAACATTCTTACCGTATCAGACAAAAAACGGCACTACCAAACTGCTAGATAATCACCCGCTCTATAAATTACTGAAGCTTCGGCCTAATCCACACATGACAGCTTTTGGATTTATCGAGCTGTTACAGTCCCATGCTTTGCGATGGGGCAATGGTTACGCTTTCATAGACATGGGTGAAAGCGGCTATCCTTTGGGCTTGTACCCTCTTGCGCCTTGGTCTACGTGGGTGCACGAGGAAGGCGGAGAGATATACTATTACACCGAGATACTCGGAGAAACTAACCCGAAACAGATCATACTGAGATCGGATCAGGTACTACACATTAAAAACCTTGGCGCTGATGGCTATCGAGGCATTAGCCCTATTCGACAGCACGCTGAGGAGCTGGGCATTCAGATTGCAGCGCAGAACTACGGCGCGGAATTCTTCGGAAATGGTGCAGTAATCCAAGGCTATCTGAAAATACCTGGAGCCGTTAAACAAGAACACAAAGAAGAAATCAAAAAGAGCTGGAAAAGGCTTTACTCTGGCAGCGGCAACAGGCACCAAACGCCGGTGTTATCGCACGGCATGGAATACCAGCGCATAGGAATACCACCGAACGAAGCGCAGTTTTTGGAAACTAGAAAATACGGCGATGCTAAAATAGCTCAAATATACAATATACCGCCTCACATGATCGGTGATTTAAGTAAATCCAGTTTTAATAACATTGTGGAAGAGACGATTAACTTCACACGTCGAACCTTATCGCCTTGGTTCATACAGTGGGAGCAGGAAGCGACATATAAGCTACTTTCAACGAAAGAACAGAAAAACATAGCCCTAACTTTTGATCGATCCAACATGCTACGCGGCACACCAAAAGAAGAAGCAGAAAAAGATGTTAGCCTAATTCATGCGGGCATTATTACGCGAAACGAAGGCCGAAAAGCAAGGAACCTTAACCCTATTGAAGGCTTAGATGAAATTTTGACGCCATTAAATATGGTGAACGTCGACGAATCGGCAGGGGTACAGGAAGATCAAGAGCCAGCGGCAGACGAAGCGCGGGCAGACATAAAACCCCTTTTTGAATCGTTCGCTCAACGCATGGAAAATGCCACCAGGAAAGCCTCAAGCGGTTGGGATGGTGAAAGCTTTATAGACAAGCAGTTAGGGCCAATCTGTGACGCTTTCAACCGGTCCGACGTCCTAGAAGCGTTTAAGAAAGACTTTAAGCTATGGCAAAATGTGAGCGACGAAAAGCGAACAATGACCAAAGATATTATAATTAACACGCTAGGGGTATATTATGGAAATTGAACGCAGGACGTACAGCGCGAGTATTGAGAAAGGCGAAGAGCGTAACGTTAAGGGCTATGCCAGCGTATTTGAAAAGTTCTCGCAAGACCTAGGCGGGTTCACTGAAGTAATAGCGCCTGATGCTTTCGAGGGGCGACTTGACGATGATGTAAGAGCCTTATTTAATCATGATAGTAATTTGATACTTGGCCGCACTACTTCAGAAACTTTGCGACTTTTTGTAGATGAAAACGGCCTTGGCTATGATGTTGATTTTCCCAACACGACCTATGCAAACGATTTGCTAGAAAGCGTAAGACGTGGAGACGTTACACAATCAAGCTTCGCATTTACTGTTCGTGATGACGAATGGCTGTTTGAAGATGACAAGATCATCCGAAGGGTTCATAGGGTTGAAAAGCTTTATGACGTCAGCCCCGTAACATACCCCGCTTATACTGATGCAACGGCGGCTATGAGATCATTAGATAAGTTTAAAAACGTTAAACGTGAGCTAGAGAGGCGTTTGGCGGTCTTAGAAAGAATCAAGTCCCCTAAGTGGGCCTGATGCCACCTAAAGCGTGGAAACTTTAAAACCAAAGCCAACATAATTAAGGGGTGGCTATTATGAAATTGCAGGATATGCTACAAGAGCGAAATGAAATCGCTACTAAAATGCGCGACATGAATGCGAGCGCTGCTAAAGAAGAGCGTGCGTTAACTTCTGAAGAAAACGAAAACTGGGATAAGATGGTGTCTCGTCTTGATATGCTCGATGGTCATATTGAGCGTAGCAAGTCTATTCCTGAAATCGTTGATAACGAAGAGCTACGCGAGAAGTTCAAGCGAAGCACTCAAGAGCAGAAAGACGAAGCCAAAAAGCCAAGCTATCATCAAGCCTTTTCTAAGTTGTTGAGAAGTACCGAAGCGGGACACACTGAGTTGTCACGTGAAGAGCGACAGGCTATCAAAGAAGCGCGGGCACAGTCAAAAGGCACTGACTCAGAGGGTGGCTATTTAGTGCCTGAAGAGTTTGTAAACATGATGGTTAGCCATCGTGCTGCTTACGGCGGCATCGAAGGGTTCGCCACTGTATTTAACACTGGCACAGGTGCAGACATTCCGATTCCAGTGAACGACGACACATCAAACACTGGCGCGATTCTCGCTGAAAATGCCGCAGATTCAGAGCAAGATTTGGTATTTTCTGAGATCCGTATGTTGGCATACAAATACACTTCAAACATTGTTCGCGTATCTTTCGAATTACTACAAGATAACGCGTTTAATTTAGAGGCGTATTTGGCTGAAATCATGGGCGAGCGTCTTGGTCGAGCTGAAGCTGCTCATTTTGCAGCGGGCACAGGCTCATCGCAACCGCAGGGTTTGAATGCTGCTACAAGTGGTAAAACTGCCGTTGCT